CTATAATTGCATACTTTCTACCTAAACTATTTATAAAATGATGCAATCCTCGACCGGCACCAGTTAATTCGTTCTCATTTAAAGTTCCTAATTGATTCCAACCACCCATTTTTTCAGGTATACCATATCTAAATCTAACATTATCACAATCTACCCATTGACCCTCTGCTCCTGTGGCCGTGATTTGTTTATTTATACCTGGCTGAAATCCAATTTTTTGTAACATAAGACCCCTATTATATTATATCATTATGCTAATATCAACGAGTAGCATTATAAAGGAGACAGCGTGGTATGTGGTGGTACACTGCCTCCATCATAATGCTATATCACTCTCTAAACCAAGATGGAAGACCTAAATGGGGCCTTTGGTCAAATATATTTTTATCTGCCCCCTCTGTATTTATGTCGTTATAATGTAAAAAAGCTTGAACACACTCTTCGCCTTTAAACTCCTCTCTCCAATGCTCTAGATCACAACCTCTATATATTAACATATCACCTGGATTTAAATTTACTTTAACACCTTTTTTATTTACATCACCAGATGGCTCTAAATATATAGGCCAAGGGTCTCCTCCTATGTTCATAGTTGTAGATATTTCACAACTAAATCTATCTTTATGTCTTTCAAGAACATCACCTTTTTTGTAAACTCTAGCATATGTATAAGCAGGGTTTAATTTTAATTTAGTTTCTTTTTCCATAATAGGTTGCACTTTTAACATTAATGTTTCAAAGGCAATATCACTATAGTGAGCATACGTATCAGGGACTTGTTGATTACCTTTTTCGTAACTACCAAAAGCATTTTCAAAAGGAGAAATGTATCTTGCTTTTAAACACGTGTCATATACTTGTTTTTTAATAACAAAATAATTTGCAAGAAATGCAGCAAGATCTTTGTTAATTACATTTCTAATAACTAAATATTTATTTTTTTTAAAACTCATTGTTAAATCCTAACCATCCTGTAAGTAACATTTTTTTTTCATTACATATCTGACTTCTGTGGGTATGTGTAAAGTCTGTTGGAAATAAAACAGTTAATCCTTTTTTTGAAGGCACAGTCGTATTTAAATATTTAAACTCTGTCCCACCATTTTTTATATCATATAAATAAGTTGCAAAAACTAAAACTCTTGATGAAAGAGTTCTAGAATTTCTTTCACAATGCCAATTTTTAAAACCACCTTTTGGTTTATATTTTTGAATGTTATACCACTCATGAACATTATAGGGTTCATAACATGAAAGTTGAGAATATTTTTTTTCATATAAAGATATCATTTTATCAAGTTGCTCTCTATATGTAACAATTGGCTCGTCCTCACAAATAGGGCTAATGTGTAAATCTGTAGAATCTTTTGATTCTTTATTCACAGTTAAAGAAGTACCATCAGAGTATACCACTCCTTGTTTCCAATTAGGTTCGTTATCATCATAATATTTTATTATTGCATCACACAACTTTTCAGAAATATACCATCCTCCTATAAAAGTTTTGTCTGCAAATTTATGTTCTTTAATCATTTTTAAAAATAGTTAACATTAATATTTATTCTTCTATTATCATCTGTAGGTAAACTACTTGCATGATCTTTACTAGGATCAAAAAACACTATTCTATTAGCTTTAGGTTTTACTTCTTTTTTATTAAAATAAGTTGAACCATTGTTGTCGTTTACATACAAAAGACATCCTTTATGTTTATAAGGATAATCTTTATGAAATCTATGCGTCTCTTTTTTACCCTTACTTAAATATAAATTACCTTTAACTCTAATAAGACTTTTACTTTTTATTTGATTTAAAAATTTTCTAAGTAGATTAAAGTAATTACTGTTTACATATAATTTACTGTCATAAAAATTGTGTGTAAAATAATATTTATCTTCACTATCTTTTGAATCAGTTATATATCTATTATAATACCAAGGAAAATCACCTCCAAGCATAATGTTTTGTATTTCTTTAAAATACTCTTTGTCTAAAAAATTATCAATTACCTCAACCATTATTTATAATTCCTTTTGGAAATGCTGTCATATTCCAGTGAATAAATCTAAATGGTTCTTTACCATGATCAACTGAAAACTCATGTTCTAAATAACCAGGGAATATTATTAACACTCCAGGTTTTGCAACAAAGTTTAACAACTCTATTCCATTCTTTAAACTATTAACTAACTCTGGTTTCATTTTTAATTTTGTGCAACGTGCACCTGTCTTTGGTTCATGAAATACTGGACAAGATGTTTTTTCACTAGCTTTTAAAAAATAAAAACCTGATACATGTTGATTCCAATGTATATGTGCATTGTGATGCCCACCCCCTTTTTTAGCAAATTCTTGAACCCACATTTCAGAAAATACTAAATCATATGATTTCATATCATATCCATGTTCATCTAAAAAATCATAAGATCTTGAACCTACATATTTTCTAAAATCCCAAAAAGAGGTATCAACTAATAATTGTGTTGAGTGATGACTTATTCCAAAGTCGCCTGTCTCTTTTATAATTTTTTTATTTCTTTTTCTAGCCTCTCTAATATATTTATCAGATGCTTTATTAAGTGATTTAACAAAGTCTGGTTTTTCTTCCCACCAAATAGGTGTTTTAAAATGTTCTTCTTTGTTCATTTTATTTATAAGGTTTTCCTAAGTTCCATAATACTAAAGAATATCTAGTGCCCTCTGTTACAGGTTTAACTCTGTGCCAAACAAAAGAAGGAAAAACGATAATAGAACCTTTTGTTAAAATATTTTTAGCTTGTTGTATGTGTTTTGATTCGTCTCTCATATAAGGATCGTAGTTTCTAAAATCAAACTCTAACTCTCCACCCTTATAATCTTTTTCATCAGATAATTGACAAGTCACAGACAGTTTTCTAATTTTACCATTTTCATTTGTTTTGTTAAAACTATCACAGTGCCAATCATAAAATTGATTTAGTTTATATTTTGTAAATTGAAAATGCTCAGATTCATCCCATTCAAAATTCCAACCTGCATTTATATTAGCTTTTTTAACATAGGGTATTACCTCTTTATATATCCAAGCATCGTTTAACCATACTAAATCTGATTTTCTTTTACGTTGTAAATTTTTAACTTCTTCTTTATTTAATTTTCTATCTACAAAATCACCAGTTCTAGCCATTACTTCTTTTTGTGAATTAGCATAATTAATAACATCATCACAAAAACGAGGAGTTAAAACAGATTTAAAACACCAATAATAATTATTTAAATTCATTATGAACCTGTATATTTAATGGTTAAAATAATATTCATATCGTCACTTTTATTATGTGAAATAAAATAATCCAAACAACTTGGAATCATAACAAATTTATTGTCTTCAAGAGATATATCCCACCAATTATCTTTGTTGTTATTATCATCATAAAATATTCTTAAATAACAAGAATTAGGTTCTATTTTAATACAATATAACATCACATAGTCACAATCTTTTGATTTTAAAATAGGAAAAGAGGATTCATTTGGATAATAAATATTACCAAAATATGAAGTATTAAAAATTTGTTTTTTAAAATTTAAGTAAAAATATTGTATGATGTATTTATTTAACATGTCAAAAGGTCTAGAAAAATTAAAATCCATTTTACAGATTTCAGATTTAAAAATATCAATAGCTAAAGACACCCTATCGATTTCAAATCCTTTTGGCATTTTAACATCGCCATAATAAAAATTTAATTCACTTAATACTTTCTTGTGCATACCACATACCACTATATATAATTTTATGGGGTTTGCAACTCCCAACTATTATTATCTGAATTATAATCGTAATATTGTCCTGCCGCTTCTTGTTCTGATGTAAGGGCTGGTTGTTTTGGAGTTTCTATTATGTCCCAAGATGTAGTGCTTTCATTCCATTGTCGCACATAATCATGGGTTGTGCTATTTGTTTGTTCAGAGGTTAGACTAGGTTTTGGTCCAACAGGAGATTCCCATTGAGCCGTAGAAATATTTTTAACCCAAGAAGGAAAAGGTTTTTCTGGCCAAAAAATTTGATTTGTAGAATCCCACTCATAACCTATCCCTGCAAAATTTCCTCTAAATGCTTTTGATTGATCTGGTCCTAAATCAACACCATCATTTATCCAATATTGATTAAATTTAGTGTTATAAGAAGTTTTAATCCAATTAGCAGCTGGCCAATTACCATTTTTCTCTAAAAAAGCTTGACCAATAGATTCTTGTTCAACACCATTTGAATCAACACAATCTGAGTTATTAACAGTGTTGACTGTTAAAACTAAATTTGTATCAGGATCTATTTTTGCAAAATGCGCCATACTTTATATTACTGGAATTTGTATCTTATTACAACTGCTCCAGATCCTCCTGTTCCAGAAGTCCCTCCATTAGGATCAACTCCTCTTCCGCCAGTTCCACTTCCACTGTTTGCAGGTCCAGCTGTTGTACCAGTACCTGGACCATTTCCAGTTTGACCACCAGAAGCACCACCGTTTCCACCACTTCCTGCAGATCCACCCGTTCTACCATCTCTGCCACCTCCTCCACCACCTGCAAAAGTTCTAGAAGATCCTAAACTTGGTACAGCTATACTAGTTGGGAATTGAGTTCCATTACCACCGTTACCACCATTACTTGGCCCACCATTTCCACCAGATCCACCAGATCCACCACCTCCGCCACCACCTTGTCTTAAACCTGGCAACGGGCCTGGATTGTTACCACCATTATTACCTTGAGTGGGTGTTGCAGGATCTGAAGTGGGTGGGTTATTACCTGGACCTGAACTACCGCCGGGTCCGGATCCACCGCCACCTGATCCACCAGCCCCTCCTGGGCTAGTTGCAGAGGGAGATGATCCCCCTGTGCCACCACCTGTAGAAGTTATGTTTGAGAATACTGAATCACCACCTTTATTGCCTACTTGGTTGTCACCGGCTCCAGATCCACCAGCTCCAACTGTAATAGGAAAAGTTCCTGGTGTCATTGTTAAATGACCACCACAAGTTGGAAAAGAGGATCTTACTCCTCCGCCTCCGCCGCCGCCGCCACGGTCACCGCCACCTGACCCACCTCCAGCGACTACTAAATAATCTACTTTATTAGGTCCACCACCTGTTACGGTAGGACCATTTCCTGCTGTAATTACAAAACAACCATTACCAGTAAACGTGTGAACTTTAAAATCTCCACAAGTAGTTACACATCCACCAGTTGCACTAGTAAATATGGGTGAAGGTGCTCCACCACCAAATCCTAATATTTGGTATCCAAAAGATTTGCCTTTTCTTCCTCGTGTATTTTTAGTGTTCTTACCGGATGTAAGTTTATTTTTAATATCTCTCATATTCTATTTCCTTATGCGTCGTTAGCAGCGTCAGTAGTAAAGAATAATTTGATACCCAATAGTTTTGCATCAGCTGTTAAGTCGTCTTCTGATACATCTCTTGATATTTGAAAGAACACCTCTTCATCTGTGCTAGGTGAACCTGCAATAGTTACTGCACCACTTTCTGCTGTGACATCTAAATCGTTTGCTGTTCCACTGTGAGCTTTTGCTGTTGGTGCAACTTGTGTACCAAAAGCTGTATTGATACTATCATTATCTGCAATCGCAACACCAGATAGTCCCCATGAAACAGTTCCTGTGTTTGTTGAGTCTGCTGTAAAGTAAGCTTGAAAAGTTACTGTGCCTTCATTCCATGATTTAGGAAAAGCAACAGCGAACTGTGCAAACTCATCAGAGTCTTTGTCAAAATTTAATGTTTTAATTTCAGGTCCATTTGATAATTCAACTTGTGCTAAATCTGCACATCCATTTGTAGTGTTTGGATACATAGCAGTTGCTGGAACCCAAATAGTTTCTTTACCAGCGACTTTAACTGCTGCGCCACCCGCTTGAACCACACCATTTCCGTTTGGTGCAATATTAATATTTCCATCTGCTCCATCAGTTATTGTAATTGTACCTGAATTAGTTCCAGAGTTTGTGTCTAATATTAAATCGTGAGTGCCACTCGTTGTAAGTGTAGCTGCAGCAGCACCAGTTCCAATTCTAGTTTCTCCAGTTCCTTTTGGTTTAATATGAACATCAACGTTAGTTTCCCCACTCGCACCAATAATTGGTGGGTTTCCTGTTGCACCATTAGTTACTTCTAATTCGTTTACTGCTGAAGATGTTGTTTGAAATATAATTTGTTCGTTTCCATTTGCATCTGCAATAAAACCTGCATCTGCAATTTTTGGAGCTGTTAAAGTTTTGTTTGTTAAAGTATCTGTTGATGAAGCTGTAATAAAACCTGTATCATCAATATCTGGGTTAACCCCATCATTAGCTGTTGCATAAACTAATTTAACTGCTCCTGGAGCAACAGTTACGCTGTCT